AAGTGCAGCAGGGTGGGCAGTAACAGATTTAACTGAAACTACTGGAACAAAATTCTTTACTGAATTTAATGGATCAGTAGCGAATGTATCTGAAATCCTAATAGGTAAGAAACTATCATTTGAAGTAGAACCTGATGTCAATATCCAATCATCTATCAATTATGAAAATGAAGTCCAAAGAAGTATGGGTGGTGTAGAGTATGCAATAAATGTAAATCCAGGACAAGAAGAAATTACGATTGGATTTCAGAATATAAGTTCAACCTTTAAAGATGCTTTAGTTGAAATGCAAAATCAACTAAAAGGCGAAGCAAAGAAATTTTTATTTTTTGATTCCTCAAAATATTATTGGTGTCGTTTGGGAAAAAGTATGGTGTTTACCGAAATTGCTGATTCAAGATGGTCAACACAAATCGTTTTAAGGCAACAAATCCAATAAATACAAGACTTTTATACTGAAAGGTATATAATCACCCCATAAACAAGGAAGCCCATTAATTTGGGCTTTTTTGTATCTTAAATAAATAACCCTTTAAATTGTGTATAACTATGTGGATAACAAGTCTTATCAAAGGGTTATACTAAGGGTGCAAGACAAAGACAAAGACAAAGATAAATATAAAGTTAAAGCATAAGAAGAATCAGAAGAAAAAAAAGAATTAGCAAAAAAAGTATTGACAAGTTCATTTGTTTAATATTAAAATTGGGGAGTTAGTTAAACAAAGGAGAATAAAATGGACTTTACAGAAAGAAATAAAACACAAGATACTTTTACTGATAATAAAATAGTAGTAACATTTAAAAAACCAGTTACTTTACAATCTTACATGAAGCAACAAAAAACTACAAGTTTAAACTATGATAAAAATATTTTAGGTGAAGAATTTTCAAACCTTAAAGAATTTGTTATGGATAGTTTAGACATAATTGAAGATGAGGTTGTGACTATTAATAGTTTTGTTAAATTAGACGATTATGATTATGAAACTAAACAATGGAATAGAAAAACTTTATCAGAAAACATTGAGAAAATAGAAATAGTAATTACACAATAATTCATAACAAGGAGAATAAAATGATAGTAGAAATTATAGCTTATACTATCTATATGATAGTTATGTGGGAATTTTTAAAAAAGGTAGTTAAAGAATGGTACTTGTAAAACTTACCTTAGAAGAATTAGAATTGTTGATTGAAGTAATGGAACGAAATAGAATTGACAATGATAATGAAAACACACTTAGACACGATTTGCGAAATATTCGTGAACAAGTGGAAGAAAAGAAAAATCGTTTGGCAGAAGAAATGGCAAAAAGACCTAAAGAAGAAATGAGGTTGATTCCAAATCCAACATCTGCTGAACACATTGAATAGGAGAAAATAATGGCTTTTGTAAATTTAAAAGACCTAAAAGCAAACATAGGTGGACAACTTAGATTGACTTTAAATTCAAGTGGTGTCTATGAAGAAAAAGAATGGCAAGGTAAAAAGTTCAATACCTTTAAGTATGAAGTATTGGAAGATGGTAAAGCATTAACATTAGATGCTACTGATTCACTTAAAAGGAAACTTGATCTTATATCAACTGGAGATGACTTTTTGTTAAGTTGGGAACAATTTACTACCAATGAAGGACAACTTCGTAATTACTGGAAAGTTGAAAAGGTTAGCAAAGAATCTGCTAATCCTCAATTTGAAAATATTAAGAAAAGTGTTAATAAGTTTGAGCAACAACTTCAAAAAGATAAACAACTAAAACAGCAAGTTAATACTACCAATAGCACCTTCACCAATGGTGCAAGATTTGGTATGATTTTCAACAACTGTGTACGATTGTTTATTGAAAATGGTCAATCTTGGACTACTGATGAATTTGTAAATAACTTTAAGCGAGTAGAAGGTTGGGTAGAAGCATGTGAAAATCCATCTACTATACCTGCTGCAAGTAAACCAAATGAACCATTAGCAGTAGATAAGGATTACAAGCAAAGTGTAATTGACAACACTACAGAGCCAGTACAAATTTCAGATGATGAACTGCCTTTCTAATGATGACTAATGAAAATATAATAATAATGCTTTTACTATTAGTTGTTTTCTTGTCAGTTTCATTATTTGGAATTATGTTTGTGGGACTAATATTACTTTAAAGGAAAAAATGGGGCAGCTACTTCTACTCTTTTGTTTAATTAACATATCACAATCGAATAGTAGTTGTCCCTTTCTCCTATCATGACAAAAGATAGGGTAAGATGAAATTTCACGATAAGCAAATCTCTATTATAGAATCTTGCAAATATATGAAAAACGAGCATCACTCTCTTGCCCTTATATTTAATGAGAAAAAAAATGAAGATAAGCGATAAAAAATATCAAACCATTTATGCTGATCCAGCTTGGGCAGAAGTAGGTGGTGGCAGAATTAAAAGAGGTGCAGACAAACATTATCCTGTAATGAAAACAAAAGATATAAAAGCATTACCAGTAAAAGAAATTGCAGATGATAATTGTTGGTTGTTTTTATGGGTTACAAACAATTTTTTAAAAGATGGTATAGAGGTAATGGAAGAATGGGGATTTCGTTATGTTACTAATTTTGTTTGGGTAAAAGATAGATTTGGTATAGGATATTATTTTAGAGGACAACACGAATTATGTCTTTTTGGTGTCAAAGGTAACTTGAAACCAAAGTATAGAAATATAAGTAGTGTTATTCAGGCAAAAAGAACAAAACATTCTAAAAAACCTATGGAAGCAAGAGATATGATTGATAGAATGGCTTATGATCCAAAAATAGAATTGTTTGCAAGACAACGATTTGAAAACTGGGATTTTTGGGGAAATGAAGTTGATGAAAATACACCAATACAACAAGATATATTTAAAGGAGAAAAAAATGGAAACTAAAAATGCACTACATCACATTAAAAGAGTTATAGAATATTTGTATCATGATGAACATAAACATTATGAATCATCAAGCAAACAAGATCAAGAAAGCCATATATTCAACAGTGTTAGGTATTTGGATATTTATTTTGATAATGTTGAAGATATTAGATTTATTGCTTATGCTGCATTAAAAAAAACTGATGATAAAAATGACAAAAGATAGGGTACATAAACTTAATCAAAAAGCAAAAGAGATTGCTGAAATGTTTAGCAATCCTAATCGTCAATTCAATCACACCAACGAAACATTTACAGTAGCTAAAATCAAACCATTAAGTGAATTGACTGCTGGTATATTATTTAAAAAAAGTTCAGGTAAGATGGCTTTAGCTATCGCATTTTGGAAAAACAATAAAGGTGGTCATTGGGATTATTTCTTTCCAACCGATAGTCATGTATTAGGATTTAGAAAAATAGAAAAACTTTTAGAGAGTGTAGAGGAGTATAACATTGGGAAAAATTAATTCACAAGCTAAAGGCAAAAGAGCAGAACGAGAAGTTGCTAAATTAATTAATAAATACTTAGGAACAAATGTAAGACGAACTCCACAATCAGGCGGAATGTCAATCAAAGGGGATATAATAGATATAAACCCTGATTCTGCTGCATATCAATTCCACTTTGAAGTTAAGGATCAGAAAAAATTGATGATTCCTAAATGGTGGGAACAAATAGATGATGATTGCCCAGTAGCAAAAACACCAGTAAATGTATTTAAAATGAATGCACAGTTTTATGCAACAATGCAATTTACTGATTGGCTATCATTGTTAGCAGAAATAGAAGAATTAAAAGAATCTAATAGAGGTTTGGAAGAAGAAATAGAAGATAGAACACATAAATATAATCTTCTATTAAGAAAGTCAGAAGATGAATCTGATAATGATTGATCATAAAAAAGGAGAATAAAATGGAACTAAACAAAAGAGAAATAGCTTGGCAACAAAGAAAGCAAGTCAAGAAAGAATCCCACCCTACCTATGCACAATTTGGTAAGTATGCAGGTACACTTGAAGAACGAATGAAAAAAGTAAAACCTTTGTATGCTTACACAGAAGAACGAGCTAAATTTGAAGAAGAATGGAGCAAAGAGCATGGTCGAGCATGGTGGATTTTTCAAGGAATGACTATGAGATACAATAGAGAAGAAACTTGGATTGAACAATATAATGTTTTAGATGAAACAAGACCAAGAGGTAAAGGTATTTATAAAAGGAGAAAAAAATGAATAAAGAAGAAACAAAAAAAGAAATAGAACAGAACGAGGATATAATATATTTATCTACTTGTTGTGGTTGGGAAGCACAAGGACATATACATATAACAGGCGAAGGAAAAGATATAGAAGCTATGGCTATGTGTAGTAAATGTTATGATAATGCTGAATTTTATGGTGAGGTACAATAATGGCACATACAATATATAAAAACTATTTAGGAAAAAGATTGAAAAGTGTTACTACCATCATTAATGGTTGTCTCGGATTTAACAAATCTGCCTTAATAGGTTGGACAAGAAAGCATTGTTTAAATGGGGAAGATTCTATGAAATTGCTGAAAGAAGCTGGTAGGATCGGTACACTTGCACACATCATGATTGAAGAATTTATCAAAGGTGGTTCAGTTTGTTTAGACGAATATAATCCTTCCGAAATATCACAAGCCAAAAATTCCTACTATGCATTTTATCAATGGTTTGTTAATAATGATGTTGAATTTTATGAAACTGAATTAAAATTAGTATCAGAAAAATATCAGTTTGGTGGAACATTTGATGCTATATGTGAAGTCAATGGCAAGATAGTGATCTGTGATTGGAAAACATCAAGTAGTGGAGATTATCAAGAATATCTAATTCAATTAGGTGCTTATAGACAACTTATTAAAGAAAATCTTAATTATGATATAAGAGGAGCAATACTTCTAAGATTAGACAAAGAAGAAAAAGGAGTCTATGAAGAACACCATTACAAGATTAAAGACTTGAACTGGGGTTGGAAGATGTTTAAACTATTACTAAAAATTCAGGAGAATAAAAGATGAAAATATTAGTAGCTTGTGAATATAGTGGTATTGTCCGAGATGAATTTTTAAAATTAGGACATAATGCAATCAGTTGCGATATACTGCCTTGTGAAAGTGAATATTACACAAAAGAAGATAGACACTATCAAGGCAATGTTATAGATATTTTAAATGATGGTTGGGATATGATGATTGCACACCCACCGTGTACTTATTTGAGTAATGCAGGAGCAAGATGGTTATATCCTAAAGGCAAACTTAATAAAGAAAGATATAAATTAGGATTAGAGGGTAAAAAATTCTTTATGGATTTATACAATGCACCTATTGAAAAAATTTGTGTAGAAAATCCTATATCAGCAAAAATATTTGAAATGCCACCACATTCACAACAAATACAACCTTATGAATATGGACACCCCTATAGTAAAGCAACAAGACTATGGTTAAAAAATTTACCATTGTTAGAACCTACAACAGTAGTTGATGATTTTAAACCTTTTTTACCTTCAAATACTGGTGGTAAAAAAAGAGGACAATCTTATTTTAAAGGATTTTCAAGAAGTAGTAAAGAAAGCAGTAAAACCTTTAAGGGTGTTGCAGTAGCTATGGCAGCACAATGGGGAGGAGAAATACAATCAACTAAAGTAATTGGAAATTGGTTTAATAAAGGTGGAAAAGATAGACAAAAAAACAGAAGTAAAACATTTACTGGTGTTGCAAAAGCAATGGCAGATCAATGGGGATAAAGGAGAATAAAAGATGAGAAAAAGATTTTTAGACGCTGACATTAACAATAAGAGTTGGTTTAGAAAACTAACTGCACAAGAAAAAGTATTATGGTATTACATAAGTACAAGTTGCACCCATGATGGCTTTTGGGAAAAAGATGATGAAGCCATTGGATTTTATTGTAATGGTTATGATGGACAAGTACCTGAAATCATTAAAGAAAAAATGGGTATGATCCAAGTAGATGATTCACAATACCTATTAAAAGAGTGGATTAAGTTTCAATACAAAGAACTAAAAGAAAATGTATCTACTCACAAAAGAATCATAGAACGACTACGAAAAAAAGGGTTAGATCAACACTTTCCTGAATTGCAAGAGGACTTTTAAATGAAAGTAAAAGAACTCAACTCAATTTTAGTATATTGTAAAGTAAATAATTTATATAACATTGAATATGTAGGTGCAATCGGAGATATACAACCAAACCTACAAGAGTCTATGCAGTTGTATTGCCATAGATTAAAAATGTTTGTATCAGTAAAAGATATTATAACCAAAGCCAAGAAACATGGCTACGAAGGTTTGGGATAGTTGTGATGAAACTAAGAAAGGAAATCTCACCCTACATCACATTGGCTTGGCAGCTTATCCCAAAAGAATTATGAAAAATAAAATACTATGTGGAGATAGTTTAGAAGTTTTAAAAGACTTTGAGGATAACTACTTTGATAGTGTAGTAACAGACCCACCTTATGGAATTTCATTCATGTCAAAGTCGTGGGATTATGATGTTCCACAAGTAGAATTATGGAAAGAAGTATATCGTGTCCTAAAACCAGGTGGGCATTTACTTTCATTTGCAGGTTCAAGAACTTATCACAGAATGGCAGTTAATATAGAAGATGCTGGATTTGAAATAAGAGATATGTTAGGGTGGTTATATGGTAGTGGCTTTCCTAAATCACATAATATTGGAAAAGCAGTAGATAAAATTCAAGGAAATGAAAGAGAAATAGAGAGTGTTGAAAGAAGTGGAAAAACAAGTAGAGCATATCAATCCGAAGAACAAACAACTGCTGGTATATATAGTAAAACAAAAGGCAATTCAGAATGGGAAGGTTGGGGAACTGCACTAAAACCTGCACACGAACCTATTGTAATGGCAAGAAAACCATTTAACACATCAGTAGCAGAAAATGTCTTAACACATGGCACAGGTGGAATAAACATAGATGAGTGTAGAGTTGGTGGAAAGGAGGGTAGATTTCCTGCAAACATAATCCACGATGGAAGTGAAGAAGTATTAGAAGTATTTGAAGAAAGTAGTAGATTCTTTTATTGTGCCAAAGCAAGTAAAGCAGAACGAGGTAACAAAAACAATCATCCAACAGTAAAACCAATCAAACTAATGGAATATTTAGTAAAACTGGTAACACCCAAAGAAGGCATAGTATTAGAACCATTTGCAGGTAGTGGAACAACACTAATCGCTTGTAAGCAACAAGGATTCAATTATATAGGCATAGAAAGAGAACAAGAATACTGCGATATAGCAGAAGCAAGATTAAAAGGAGTTCAAGTACAAGGAGAGTTGTTTTGAAAAACAATGTAATACATGGAGATTGCTTAGAAGTTATGAGTGATGTAAAAGACAAGACTTTTGACATTGTAGTAAGCAGTCCACCTTACAACATAAATAGGAAGTATAATACCTATAATGACAATAAAATTAACTTTATAGATTGGCAAGTAGAAGTATGGAACACAGTTTGTAAAAAATTAAAGAGTCGTGGACATTTATTTTTAAACTTGCAACCATCAAGAAAAAATCCTTTATGGTGTTATGATCTTGTTTCAAAATTAGACTGGAAAATACAAAACACTATTATTTGGAATAAACAAATAGAAATAGATAAACACATAAGAGGTCAAGGTACATCATTTCGTAGTGAAAAATATTTACCAAATGGTTGGGAATTTGTATTTCATCTTACTAAAAATGGAAATACAAAAATATCGCAAGAAAAAAGTGGTGTTGGTTATCAACCGAAGCATATAAAAGAAAATAAAAAGAGATATAACATTGGATCGTGGCGACCAACAGTAAACACTTGGCATATACCTTATGAAACAGTAGGAAGTGGTAAAATCAGTAATGACAAAATAAAAGGTGGGCATATAGCAGTATTTCCTAAAAATCTTGTAAAAAAGTGCATACAACTATCAGGATTAGAAAAAGGAATATTATTTGATTGTTTTGTAGGAACTGGAACATCATTTATTGCAGCACAAGAAATGGGATTAGATTATTTTGGCTGTGATATTGATAAACAATATGTAGAATTTGCTAAAAAAAGGTTAAAAACAACATGAAAAACAATATTGAAAACACAGCAAGATCATACCAAGACCTAATAGATGAAGTAGAACAAGAACAAGCACAGATGCTACAAGAACTCAAATATGTACTCACAGGGATCGTAGCAGGTAGAGAACTTACTGACCAAGAATATCAAACTTTCTATGATAGAACCATATACAAGAAACCTTTTGCAGATATAGCATTCAATATGAGAATATCAGAATCGGCTTGTAAGACTTACTATAATAGAGCTATCAAAAAACTATCTAAACAAGCCACCATAATTAAGCATTTACTTCGTAGAAAATAATCACCGAAAGTTCTTGACTCCAATTGTAGAAATCGTTATTCTTGTATAGTTAATTAAAACAAAGGAGATTAAAATGAAATTTAACAAAATAGAAACTTTTAACTTTACAAACGAATTTGCGAGAGATTATTTAGTTTGGGAAAGAAATGACAATAGCAATATTGTTATAACTAAAATGAGAGGTACATCAGACTATGTAGTTGAAAATCTTAATACAAGCGAAAGATTTGATACAAATTCTTTAAAAACTGCTAAAGAAGTTGGATATTTATTTTAATACTACCTCTTAATATCAGTTAAGTGCAGAAAGCCCCTCAATCGAGGGGTTTTTTGTAGTCCTCAAAAAAAAATCTTTATC